CACCACTTGTCTTTGTTGAAATAATACTTGCCATTATAGAACCTTCCAATTAGAACCGCTTGGTACGGTTACTGTAACACCACTATTAATAGTTAAAGGACCAACACTCATAGCATTATTCCCTGTTCCAATTGTATAGTTAGCTGAAATAACATTACTATGCTCATATAATCCTTTTGTAGTGCTATTACTACTTGCTGTAGTATTAACCCATGCACTTCCATTGTAAGAGAGAACTTGCCCATTACTTACTGAAGTAATTGTTACATCTGATAAATCATCTAAGGCAGGATTTACATTAACAGTTGCCCAAGAAGCTGCTGTGCCATTTGTTGTTAAATACTTACCTGAGTTTCCAGATTGACTAGGAAGTGCATCTACTGTCCCCCATGAAGTAACTGAGCCATCTGTAGTTAAGAATTTACCAGAATTACCTGTTTGACTTGGTGTATAACTAGCTGCTAGAGTTGCTGAGTTTGCAGCATTTGTAGCCGATGTTGAAGCACTTGAAGCACTGTTAGAAGCATTAGTAGCACTTGTACTTGCTGCACTAGCACTATTACTAGCATTAGTAGCTTGAGTACTAGCCGTTGAGGCACTAGTAGAGGCATTAGAAGCCTGTGTAGTTGCTATACCTGCCTGTGTTGTTGCCGTTGAGGCTGAAGTCGATGCACTACTTGCTGATGTAGATGCTGATGATGCACTTGATGCAGCATTTGTTTCAGAGGTAGCTGCATTAGTAGCACTGGTAGAAGCCTCACTTGCTTTGGTTGTAGCAATCCCTGCTTGAGTAGTAGCAGTTGTAGCACTTGTTGTAGCTGAACTTGCACTAGATGAAGCACTAGTGGCAGAGTTACTTGCGTTAGTGGCTTGTGTGGTTGCAGTGTTAGCACTTGTCGCTGCACTGGTTGCAGAACTGGTAGCACTTGATGCACTAGAAGCTGCATTAGTGGCTGAAGTAGAGGCAGCCGTAGCAGACCCACTTGCATTTGTTTCAGCAGTTTGAGCAGCAGTTTTAGAACTTAAAGCGGCAGCAGCACTAGACGCTGCAGATGATGCAGAGGTACTAGCAGAGGTAGCTGAAGAGGCAGCAGCAGTTGCTTGAGAAGAGGCTGTAGTTGCACTATTGGCGGCATTGGTTTCAGATAAGGCAGCAGCAATCTCACTTGCCTCAGCAGCATCTTTAGCTAATTCTGCCTCATTAGCGGCAGCAATGGCTCTAACAGCCTCATTAGCTGAATCTCCTGTTGCATCTCCTGTACCACCTGGACCACGATAAATCCCCATGACTATTCCTTAACTTCTACTTTAACTTCTTTTTTAGGTTTTTCTTCTTTAACTACTGGAGCAACATATTCCTCATAAGCAGGATTTTCTAATGTTGTTTTAATATCTTGCTCTTGAGTGAACTCAATAACTACAC